ACATTTATAAACTGATAGTCCCATACCTTCTCTGCGATAGTTAGATATTGATATTTTCCTTTTAGATGTTCTGGGAATGGAACATATTCTATTTCCCCATTATATTTTGCTGCTATTAATTCACCAACAAGTTTAAAACTAATTGGGTTACTGGTTCCAAGATCATAGATCCCAGATGGTTTATCATTATTGAGAACGACTTCTACTATATCCCCAACCCAAATAAAATCTCTTAGATATTTACCTGAACCTTCAAACAGTTTTAGTTTACCTGTTTCCTTTACTTGTTTGGTAAACTTATGTACTGGACTTGCTTGATCCCCCTTATGATCTTCTCCATCTCCATACACATTAAAGTATCTAAAACTCTGAATAGATGAGAACTTATCTAAGTTGTCTTGTATATAATAATCTATCTGTAGTTTGGTAATAGCATAGTAATTTAATGGAGATATTTTATTGGGAGTACTTTCCATCAAACTCTTTCTTGTATTGCCATACACCGATGCAGATGAGGCAAATTTAACATCTATTTGATGCTCTATTGCCTTCTCAAACAGTTCTATAGTGAACCAAACATTAGTTCTATGGAGTTTATCTATGTCTGTTTCTGTCGTTGCTGAGATCGCTCCTTGGTGTAGTATAAGGGATACCTTATCCCAATCTTTAAAATATGCTAACCAATCCCAACAGTCATGCTCATCAACCGTGACGATCTCTTCATCAGAATGTTCTATTAGATACTTAAGAAAGTTCTGACCTATAAATCCTTTTGCTCCTGTTAATATAATCATTATAAATATTTAAAATTGTATTCGGTTGCGATAAATGGCATTTGGTTTATTAAATTCTATTATACCATCTCCTGGTCCAGTTACCAACCTTTATCAGGGTCCCAGTGATAAATTAACAGTTGGTAAGATAACTGTTGGTAGTAAGAACTATAACCCATCTAGAATTCAAATTGGTTATAGAGATGGTGCTAATGTAAGATATTTTGAGTATAATAGGTATGTTAAGTATGGAGAAGTAATAGAGACTGAGAATATATTTATTGGTGCAGGGCAGGAACTACTTGTAAGATCAACTGAACCTGATGTAAACTTTTTATATTATGGACAAACGACTAATGATATTATAAACCCTGTAAGATCAGGTGTATTAAGTCATACTCTATCAGTTGATCCAACGAAACAAGCATTGTTTACTGCACCTGTAGGATCTGAATCATTAGTAACAGTATCTATTTGTAATCTAGGACCTGATCCAGCAACTGTAAAATTAGGTCTTGCAAATGGTGATATAAACTCTTTTGATAGCACTGAATATTTGGATTTTGGTTTTCAAATAGGACCAGGTCAAACATATACCAGACCTGATATTAAATTGGGTGAGGGACAATCTTTAATCGGATTTTCAAACTTTGATTCTAAGGTAACATTTCTTTGTCATGGTAGATTATATTATGCAATAAGTGGATTGCCTACAAGTGATGACTTTATTATTCTTGGTAACTCTAGGATTGATGGTAACTTAGGTATTGGTAGAACTGCTGATCATGTTAATAATAAAAGGTTAGATGTATTAGGTAATACTAGAATAACAGGTCAGTTAGATGTTGTTCAAAATGGACTTGATGTAGATGGTCATGTAAATGTTGGATTGGGTATTAGTGTTACTACTAAATCATATTTTAGTTCTGATGTAGATATTACTGGAAGTCTTTTAGTAAAGGGTGTTGATACTAATATTGAGAGTACTTCTATAAAAATGCAAGGACCTAAAATAGAACTTGGATATGTTTCTAATAGTGATTCTGGTGCTAATAATGGTGGAATACAACTTAGAGGAAATACAAATAAGGAGATTCTTTGGAAATCTAGTAATGATAAATGGAATTTAACTCATGGTTTAGAGTTCTCTGATCAAAATGATACGATTAGTATAAATGGTATAGATGTTCTTACAAAAGATACGGTTTTAGGGAATACTATTTCTGCAGGTATTGATATTAATTCACCTTCTACAACTGCTTTAGCTACAGAAGATGCAGTAGATAGTTATGTTACTCAAACTACAGCAACTGATAATTTAAAGACAAGTAAGGAAGTCCAAATACATTCTTATTATATGTCGCAGCAGTGGATGTAAAGTATGGGAAGGTGGATTGGTATAACTCCTAATAGGAGTAAGGGTGCAGGTGGACCTGTAAAAGTTCAAGAATTTACTAGATCTAGTGGTATAATAACTGATGGTAGTAATCGTGTCTCCACTGTAACTCTTGGTGATACTAAGTTTGAATATGTTTCTTATGATAGTGTTGGATTAATTACATCATTTAATGAAACAATTAATGGTACGACTAAGGGATGGGAAATAACCTATAATAATCAAACAGAGCAACTTGTTACTGAAATTACTGAAGTGACACCTTATGTTCCACCACAGGGACAGCAATTATTCACTATAACAGGGGAAAATAATTGGACTGTTCCTACTGGAGTATTATCAATATCAGGAGCATGTATTTCTGGTGGTAGTAGTGGTGAAGCAGGTGATCTTAATGGAACTGATGGACAAGGTGGTGCTGGTGGTAGTGGTGCTTATCAAAATAGTATTCCAGTTACACCTGGAGAAACTCTAATAATTCATGTTGGAGTTGGTGGATCTATGAGATATGATTACGGTTCTAATCCCAAAGGTCATGATGGAGGACCTAGTGGAATTAGGAGAGGTAGTACTTGGTTACTTAAATCTGGTATGACAACTTGGTACGGAAATACTGGTGGTACTTCAGTGCGTTCTCCAGGTGCTGAAGTTGGTATTGGAAGTGGTACTGGTGGTGGTGATATGACATTAAGTTCTGGTGCTCAAGGAACTGGAAACGAAGTGTATAATTTAGATGGAAATGGATATTTTTCTGCTGGTGCTGGTGGATACTATGGTGGAGCAGGAGGAGGTGGAAATGCTTTCGGACCAAATCCTGCATGGATGCCAACTGTTGGTCAAGCAGGAGGATACGATACCAGTCCAAATGGTACAGCACCAAGATATAGAGGTGATAGTATGAATGGTGTTGGAACATATGACATTTATCAAGGTGTATATCAGGAAGTGATTGGTGGAATTGGAACTAATGGTGGAACTTCTGGAGCAGATAATATTGATCCTTGGCCAAGTGTATCTAACATAAATGGTGCTGATGGTGGATTATATGGTGGTGCTGGAGGTGGTGGTAGATATGGTGGTGCTGGAGGTGCTGGAGGTCAAGGAGCTGTTAAGGTTATTTGGGGTAGTGGTAGAGAGTGGCCATCCACAAACACTCAAAATGTAGCTAATGGAATAACAGGACAACAAGAATATACAACTCCTGGGTCATTCACTTGGACTTGTCCTGCTGGTGTAACTTCAGTATGTGTCGTTGCTGTAGGTGCTGGTGGTGATGGTAACGGTTCAAATGGTGGTGGAGGAGGAGGACTTGGATGGAGGAATAATATTTCAGTAACACCAGGACAATCTTATACCCTCCAAGTTGGTGGATATTCTTCTGGTTCGTCTGGTACAAATTCATATTTTATAGATGTTAATACTGTTATGGGTGGTGGAGGAACTAATTCTCAATCTGGAGGTGGTTATACTGGAGATGGTGGTGGAAATGGTGGAAATGGTGGAAATCAATCTGCTGGTGGCGGTGGTGGTGGTGGAGCTGGTGGATATGCTGGAGATGGTGGAACTGGTGGAAATGGTGTTGCTTCTCCTAATTCTTCCCAAGGAACAAATGGTCAAGGTGGCGGTGGCGGTGGTGCTTCTGGTTGCAACCATGAAGGTGGTGCTGGTGGTGGTGTAGGACTACAAGGACAAGGTAGTAATGGTATTGGTGCAAATGACGCAGATCAACATTCAGCTGGTATAGATTATTATTATGGGCATTGTGGTAAAGGTGGATCTGGTGGATATCCTATATCTCATGAAGGGGAGGCATCATTCCCTCCTATAAATGAGTATGGTACTTACACAGGTATTGGTGGCGGTGGCGGTGGCGGTAACGGTGTCGGTGGTGGTCACGGTGGTGTAAGAATTATTTGGGGTAATAATAGAGCGTTCCCATCTACTAACACGGAAGATATTTAATTTAAAATAGTGTTATAATAGTTACTAAATAATTTTTTAAATAATATCGAGAAATGAACTTTACGATTTATAGTAGAGAAGGTTGCCCATATTGTGAGAAGATAAAGGAAGTAATGGCATTGACAAAACAGAATCATGTCGTGTATAATCTAGAGGATAACTTTAGTAGGGAAGATTTCTATGCTGAGTTTGGTCAAGGATCAACTTTTCCACAAATAGTTTGTGATGACTCAGGGGAAAGAAAAAAACTTGGAGGGTGTACTGAAACTGTTCAATACCTCAAAGAAAACGAAATCGTCTGAGGACGGTATAAATAAACCAGATTATAATATTGATCGTGGGTTTGAATTCATCTTAACGGGAGGCAAAAAGAAAACCAAACCATCACATATAAAAAAACTCACCATAGGAGGTAGACAAATGTTAGCAATAAGTTTAGTTTATGGATCTTTTCTAACAATACTATTTCTAATAGTGGGATTAATTGGTGGATGGGTTGCCAGAGAGTACTTTATGAACTATCATGAAATTAAAGTACATCCAGAGATGTTTGATTCCAATGGCAATGTTCTCCCTGATGAAATTGTAGCATTCAGATTTGAAAATTATGACAACAACGAAGAAGACGACAGCGAAGACTAAAAAACCTACTACAAAGGCAAAACCAAAAGTAGTTGCTCAAAAGGTTCCAGACCTTCCACCAAATCCTTTTGTATTTGAGGTTTTAGATGCTGCTTCTAAAATGAGAAGCAAAGCAAAGAAGATTGAAGTACTCCAAAGATATTCTCATAATTCATTAAAGGCAGTCTTTATATGGAATTTTGATGAAACTGTTATTTCTCTTTTACCTGATGGTGAAGTTCCTTATGGTAGTAATATAGAGGATGAGACACAGACAGGAACATTGTCTGGTAAGATAAATGATGCAACTTCTAAGATGGGTGAGATGGGATCAAACTCTCTTGGATCTCAGGATCAAGGTAAGGCAAGTATTAGAAAAGAATTTCAGAAGTTTTATAACTTTATTAAGGGTGGCAATAATGGATTAAGTAATCTCCGTAGAGAGACAATGTTCATTAATATTCTTACAGGATTGCATCCAAGAGAGGCAGAAATTCTTCTTCTTATTAAAGATAAAAGATT